CAAAAGAATCTGTAAAAGCATTTTATAATAATTACAATTATTCAAATAATAATACATTTGTAAATGATAATAAATTTTATTTGCATCATAATTTAATAGCAGAAAAGAAAAATAATAAATTATTTATTTGCAATTGTGGCTGGTTCAGTAATACCACAAAAGAAAGGCTTAACGGAATATTAACCCATATCGGACACGCTGGAATATATCAGAAAAATTTCTGTTGGTTTTTAGATGGTGAAAAATGGAATGGTAACAGAGTAGAAATAAAACTTTAACATTTCTTTAACAAAACTTTAACATTTAAACTTGTAGATATTAACAAAATTGTTTATATTTGTACTATAAATAATTAATAACAATAAAACAATAAACATGAAAACAATTAACAAACAAGTAAACACATTTAAACAATTAGACACATTCGAAAAAGTACAACTAACAATATTTAGCGTTGTTATGTTCGGTCTTTTATCTGTTGTCGGTCAATGGGCAATTAACGGATTCGTTACTGCATCATTTTAAAAGAGTTATACTGAAGAGGGTTTAATATCCGAAACGCCTGCAAAGGCGTCTATAACAACTAATAAAAATAAACATGAAAAAATTTATTAACGACACAATTAAAACAAAATTGAAAACAGGACAAACACCAGTAATTAATTTTGTTACTTTAAATGATGACAGGGGGCATATACAATTTGATAAAAATAGTTGGGGCAATGACTGGGGAATATTTTTCAATGGGAAATGCGTTCACACCTCAAAAACTTTGCAACCTGTAATTAATAAACTAAACAAATTAAATGTAACAAAGTTTGATTTGCAGTTAAACGAATTTAAACAATTTATATAAAACAAAATAACATGAAAGAAATTACAGAAATAAAAATGTTGCCTACTAATAAAATATGCATTCATTACGGCAAACAAATTGAGGTCCTAACCTTACAGGAATTCAATCAGCTTATGAGGTACAGAATAAGAAAAGCAAACAGAGAAAACGACATACGAAGCACTCTTTTAATTGTTATTATGTTAATCACTGGTCTTATCTTAGCAATGAAAATAATTCAAATACTGGGATAATGTTAGAAGAGATAAACAATATAAAAGACATTGAGAAATTAAAAGCATACTACAGAGCCGATTTAAAATATATAGAATGGTTTAAAAGATATGAGCATTACATTCATAAAGCTTATACAACCATTGATGCAGAAGCCTGCGCCTTTGCTGATGGAGATGAAGAATACAAAGAAAATTTTAATAATTAGTTTAGTTTGTTTTATATTTAGTTAGTTCAATTAAACCCTTTAAACCTACGTTTAAGGGGTTTTTTTATATCCTTTATATATCTACACCTTTTTTGTAATTGATTGATTTACAGATGAGATATGAGGCTGATATGTAACAAACAATTTTAAGCTCATTTAAGCATACTTTACACCTCATCAAATACCTACACACATATAATTAATAAACATCTCTTAAATCGTCTCTAAATAGCCTTATATTAGACGTTTATAACATACATTTGACGTAAATTGAATATATGGCAGGTGGAGTTGCCCATTCTAATGATTTCATCCAAAACGAATTTATCTAAAACTCATAATCTAAAAATACAAATATAATTGAAAGTGTATTGGGAAGGTATTATTCGCCCACCTATAATAAATGTTATTTTAAATAATATTTGCTAGATATTTGGTTAGCAGTTTACTCGTTGTATGGAATAGTACTAGGGCGACTACGAAAACAACAAAGGATTTAGTACTGCCATTCACAAGGAGATTTAGAGTACACGGTCCAACAATCATCCGTATTTATTAGGGTATTGAAGTGTGGCAACTTATGTAGATTTGCAACTACTTATATAAAGATAACGATATTTTTAATTTTTGTTTTATACTTCCATAAACAACTTATTAACAAGAAAACAGAAAGTGTTGATTTTCGTTATCATAGTATGATAAAGGAATATAAGCTGTCTATACCTCAAGCATTGGCAGGAATAACCCTTAGACAGTATCAACAGTATCTAAAGATACTAGATAAATGGGATAAGGAGGATGAGGTATACATAAAGACAAAGATGCTGCAGATATTCTGTGGATTAGAGATTGAAGATACATTTAAGATTCCCTTAAACAACTTTGATTTCGCTATTGATGTAATAAATAAGTGTTTTAAGGAAGAGACACCTTTAGTACCTAGATTTAGTATGTCAGCCACAGATGAGTATGGAGAAGAGACTGTTGTTGAGTTTGGTTTTATACCAAAGATAGATGAGATGACATTTGGTGAGTTCATTGATTTAGATGGGTATATCTCAGATTGGGATAAGATGCACAAAGCAATGGCTGTATTGTTTAGACCAGTAATCTTTAAGAAGAATGAGTTCTATAGAGTGATGGATTATGAAGGCAGTCATAAGTATTCTGATGTAATGTTAGATATGCCAGTTAGTGTAGCGATAGGAGCGATGGTTTTTTTTTATCGTTTAGGGAGCAAATTACCAAGCTATACTCTGGATTATTTACAACAGGAGCTGAAAAAGAAGGGGATTCCACCTCAGCTCAAGGAAACTTTGGAAAAAAATGGGGTTGGTATCAATCAATATTTACAATCGCTCAAGAAGATGCAGCAAAGATTGACAAAGCTACAAAGCTTCCAGTACACACCTGTCTAATGTACTTAGAATATATAAAGGATAAGACAAAAATAGAGAATGCTTTAATAAAAAAGGCACATAGAAAATAAATATGACACAAGTATACGACTTATTAGATAAGATTAAAGATGAACTAAGAGCTAATCACCACATGAATAGTGTTAGTTTTGGTGATATAACAGAAGTTAATCTTAACAAGATGGATATATTTCCATTAGCACACCTAAACATCTCTAATGTAGTAATAGATTCACAGTTTATGACATTTACTTTGCAGATATTATGTGCAGACATAGTGGATTATACAAAGGAAGTAGTTACTCCAGACCAGTTTTATGGTGTAGACAACTTGCAGGATGTACTAAACACACAATTACAGGTAATGAATTTAATATTCTCTAAACTAAAAAGAGGTAATCTAAGGGCTGATAAGTTGCAGGTAGATGACACAATGAGTTGTCAGCCATTTAAAGAGAGATTTGAGAATGAGTTAGCTGGTTGGGAAGCAGAAATAGACATTAAGATGATTAATGATATAAGTATCTGCTAATGAGAGATGAGTTTATGAAAAGGGCGTTAGAGAAGTTTGGCTCTAAAACACTAGAAAGACTAAACTACACTTTAACATCAGACCCTTATTATCAGGGTGGATTAAGAGCTTCTGGTAATTTAGCATCTAGTATGTATTACAAGATAGTGAATGATACTATTGAGATATACATGGCTGAATATGGTAAAACCGTAGATGAAGGTAGGCGTAAAGGAGCTGGGTTGCCTAAAGGCTTTGAAAACGACATACTTAGATGGATGTCTTTTAAAGGAATTAATGCTAGAGCAGGTAAAACAAAGTTAGAATCTGCAAAAGCTATTGCTAATAGTATATACAGGCAAGGAACTATAAAAAGATTTGGTTATTCTGGAAGTAACTTTATAGATAGAGCTGTAAATGACTCTATGAATGTATTTGGAAATGATTTACTGACTGCATTCATGAAAGATTTAGAGGCAGAATTAGATAAAATATTAAAATAATAAAAACAAATGGCTAAAATAAACGTAAGAAGCCCATACTTTGTAAATGTATTTCATGCAGACTTAGCATCTGCTAAATTAGATATAGAGATATATGCAGGAACAGCACATTCTTTGGGGCATACAATAACTCCTACTTATACACTATCATCTTCATCAGTAGGACAGTTTGGGTTTTATGTAAACTTTGAGATAAGCAACTTAATAAAAGATTATATTGCTACAGGTTTTGATGGCAACTACGCAGGAACACAAAGCATAGCAAACACAATAAATGTAGATTATCAAGTTACAAGGACATTAACAAACGGTAATAGCACACAGCTAACTGCTGTATTAGGAGTTAAAGCTTTTGATGGATATGGCTACTTTGAAGACGGTGCAAACCCAGAATTACTACAAGGATTACTCATAAGCAACAAAATCATAATTAAACCAGATGATTCTCCTTTAAGAATACCTGTTGATGCAAACAATACAACATCTGTATCTTTCTTTTACAATAATCAAGAAATATATACACAAGCAGTTGCAAGTCAAACAGACTCTAAGGACTACATACAATACATAAGCAACGAAACACAAGCAGGTGCAGATAGTTACGAAGATAGAGTATTAGAAGATGGAGGTATATTTGAAAACAGTCAATGCCTAAACAACTTTTTAGCACAAAACGGAATCTATGGTGTAGATGAGGTGTATGTAGATGGAGTAGAAGGAGTAACAAGGCTAGAAGTAAGAAATATAGATGAATGTAAGCATACTCCTTACAAAATGGTGTTTGTGAACAAGTATGGTGCTTTACAGGACTTATGGATGTTTAAAAGAAGTAATTTATCAATGAAGAAAGATGAAGAAAGCTTTAGGTCATCTACTTTACTATCAGCTACAGGAACATATAACACATTTGACCACCAGTATAAGACATTTAATATTAATGCTAAGGAAACTTTAACACTAAATACAGGCTTCTATCCTGAAGAATACAATGAAATATTTAGACAGTTTACATTAAGTGAATTAGTTTGGATAGAATATGATAACAAGACATTGCCTGTTACAGTCAAGTCTAGCAACTTATCATTCCAAACACAATTAAACGACAAGTTAATAAACTACACAATACAAGTAGAATTTGCTTTTGATAAAATAAACAGCGTAAGATAATGCGAAGACAAGTAGAGGTATATGTAAGTATTAGACAAATAAATCCAGCAGATTTATTAGAGATTCCTTATTACTATAAGTTAGACTTATTTGACGAAGAGTCAATAAACATAACTAACTCTATAAAAGATGTCAGAGATATAGCAAAAGTGTTTACCGATTACTCACAACAGTTTAACGTACCTGCAAGTACAGCTAACAACAAGATATTTAAACACTACTACAACTTTGATATAGATGGTGGTTTTGATGCTAGAGTAAAAAGAGAAGCATTGATTAAGATAAATGGAGAAGATTACAGACAAGGCTTTATAAGTCTAAATGATGTTAGCATGAAGAACCAACAGCCTTTTTCATATAAGGTTGTTTTTTATGGTAAAACCATTAACATAAAAAGATTGTTTGGTGATGACGAATTAGATTCACTTCCTGACAATGAAGGCGCATACTTAAACGCATTTAATCAGCCTTACACCACTCCATTTGCCAAAGATGGTTTTGTAGATGGATATAATAAAGCTGGTGTTGGTATTGTTGACAACACAGGTGCTACAGCAGGCGACTTGTGTTTCCCTTTTATTAGTGGTAGGTCTCATTACTATTATGATTCTACTGGCTCTAATACTCCTGTAACTAAAACAGACACTCCTTCCAGAAATGTAAAAATTCATTCTACTAATAACGGTATAAGTCTAGTAGATTTAAAACCTGCGATTAGAATTTATCATGTTATAAAAGCAATAGAAGAAAAATACAATATCACTTTTAGCACAGATTTCTTTAACACGACCAATGCAACATTCCACGAGCTGTATTTATGGTTACATAGAGAAGCAGGTGATTTAGCAACACAAATTGGAGAAAGCGTATTATCAATAGGTTTAGGTGAGTTTACATTTACAAACACCTCTCCAACAGGTAATGACGACCCAAGAAGTAATACTGGAAATACAGATTTAGTATCATCAATATCAGGCTCACCTCTAGTAGGTAATCGTACTTGGGTTTATTATAAGTATATTATTGATGTTACAGCAGTTGGAGGCGCAGGGGGTACATATACTGCAGAAATATTAGACACACAAACAGGAAAAACAATATCTCCTACTTCTAGCTCTACAGGAACAGGTTTAGGTCAAACAACATTTACGTTTATACTTCAAATACCAAGTTTTGCTTTTGGCAGTAGGGTATATACGCCAGTATTTAAAATAAAAACTATTGGAGGAG